ACGGGCGCCGCGGCGAGCAGCAGGACTCCGAGCGCCCCGAGCGCCCCGAGCACGGCTCAGGACTCCGGGACGGTCACGGTGAAGCTGGTCACCGAGACGATGGCGCCGGACTGGATGGAGACCGTGTTGAAGTTGAGCTCGCTGCCCGAGGTGGCGCAGGCGCCCTGCAGGACGCAGACGTTGTTTCGATCGTTGATGCGGAAGAAGGCGGCCGTTCCAGTGGCGTCGGCGCTCGAGTCGTCCGTGATCGTCGCGGCCGTGGCGCGGGCGCCAGGCGAGATGTCGGCCGCGGCTCCGAAGAAGCCGCCCGAGCCGGGGACGCGACCGAGCAGCTCGGCGAGCAGGACCTGGGCGCCCAGCGCGGTGTCGGCGTCTGTCGGCACGGTGCCGGAGTAGACCCTGAGGCGACCCTCCGCGTTGGTGCTGCCTAGATCCACCCGGTCGACAATCGCGTCGCACGCGGCGAGAGCCGCCAAGTTGGAGATGAATCCGACCATCTGTCAGGTCTCGTTCTTGTTCGTGGCCTTGGCCAGCATCCTCTGCCTGGCCTCCTCGTAGCCCGGGTCCCCGGGGTTGACGACGTGGATGGTACCAGAGACCTTCACCTCCGGACAGACCAGGAATGCCTGGACGAGCCCGGTGCCGCCGCAGGTGGCGCAGGCGAGGACCTGGGACGTGTCGGTCAGGATGTCGTACTGGCGCACGCGGCCGGAGCCGCGGCAGGAGGGGCAGGTCTTACTGGGGGGCATCGTCGGGGGGAGGGGGTTGGGCCGGACTCTGGCCGGGCGGGGGGATGGGGTCGGGGATCGTGATCGGGTGGCTGAGGCCCATCTGGTCGCGGAGCTCGTTGATCGCCGGGTCGTCCGGCATCAGGAGGGCGCCGGCCCGGGCCATGCGCTCGAGGGAGCTGGTGACCTGGTCGATGTCGCGGAACTGGAGCCGGTCGGTCTTGATCTCGGGCATCAGCTCCTTCGGCCAGCCGTTCAGGCGCCAGATCGGCGCCAGCCAGTCGCGCCGGAAGGCCCAGCGGAGCTCCTCGAGGGTCGAGTCGATGACGATGGCGAAGTTGTGGTTCTTCTCCTTCGCCATCGCGAAGGAGCCGACGCCGTTGTCGCCCAGGAGCAGCTGCTCGACGCCGAGGATCCGGGCGATCTCCCGGTTCAGGCGCTCGATGGCCCGCAGGATCTCGGGCTGGCTGGTGGAGTCTGCCTTCAGGAGCTCGACGTCCCACTTGCGCTCCGACGAGGGCCTGCGCGTGTCGCGGTCCTCGTAGGTGATTGAGTCGAGCATCAGGCCCAGGGTCGGCTGTCGCACGTGGCCCTGCAGGAAGTTGGTCAGGCCGAGGGTCGCCTGCTCGAGCTGGGCCGCGCTCAACTGGCCGCTGGCCTTCAGCTCCTGCAGCGCGCTGAGGGGCGCCCGGCCGATCGGGATGCCGCGCAGGTCCGTCTCGAAGCCCCAGCCCTCGAGCTGCTCGTAGCGTCGCAGTCTTCGGACCGGCTCGGCGATGTGCCGCAGGAGGCCCAGCCCCTCCGGGGAGTCGGAGAGCGCGTCGTCGACGAGGTAGATCAGCTTCCAGCGAGGCAGGTATATCTCGATCCCGGTCTTCGGCGAGGTCTGGATGGCGCCGTAGACCAGGCCTTGCTCGTCGACGTCCCACTTGTAGATGGTCGACTGCGGGCGCGAGGCTATGTCGAGCATCCCGATCAGGCCGTCGTCGCGGAGGTAGGCCGTCCACTCGGCCAGGGAGAACCCGTAGAACCGGAACGTCGCCGCCCGGCGCACGGCCCGCTGGTGCGGCGTCCGGGCGTCCGGGTCGCTCATGATGAGCGTCGCCTTGTCGGCGAGCTCGTCGGCGCCCGGGAGGTCGGGCGGCTCCAGCTTCCACAGGGGGCGAGAGACGAGGTTGAGAAAGTACCGGACCCCAGACGCGACGATGCTCGTATTAGCGAGAGCGTTGGAGAATGTCCGGTACTTGTTGCTTCCCGAGAGGTCGGGGTTCCTCTCGATCTCCTGGACGAAGCCGCCGTAGACGGCCGTCCCCGATACCCCCGTGGTGGCGAGGGGCGAGGTCGGCCGGCGCTGGACCGTCGAGGGGTCTACCCGGGACGAGTCGGCCCCGTCGCCGCTCGGCGGGATGACGTACGGGTCGGGCACCGGCTAGGCCGCGGGCGGGGGCTGCGGGCTCGAGTGCTGGGCGCCCACGGCCTTCAGGATGTCGCCGGCAGCGATCAGCAGCCTGCCGCTGGACAGGTTCCGGAACGCCGAGGCGTAGAGCTTTCGGCCGCGCGAGCCCAGCAGGGGCAGGATAGAGCTGAGCAGGGCGCTGCCGAGCCCGTAGGGCAGGAGATTGGCGAGCGGACTGGCCCGCCTCTTGACGACCTCTCCCTCGAGGCGGGCGATCCGCTGCTCGAGGATCGACAGGCCGTCGTTGGCCTTGGCGAGGGCCTCGGCCGCGGGCAGGTCGTCGGACTGGTCGGGGGTGTTCTTGGCGGCCTCGAACTGCTGCTCGGCGGACGCTACCGACTCCTGGGCCTTGGCCTCGTCGGCGACGAGGGCGTCGTACTGCTCGAGCAGGTCACTCGCCTCGACGGCGACGTCGTCCCGGGAGACGGCGCAGGCGGCGACCGCCAGGGCGGACAGTAGGAGCGCAGATAGGACGAGGCGGGGGTGCTTCATGTGGACCAGCCTACTCGATGGCGTCCAGGTGGACAACGACCGGCGAGGCTCCCACCGACTGCGCCTGGCGCCTCAGGAGGCGGGAGTAGGCGCGCGACATGGCGTCCACCTGGTCCTTGTAGGCCCCGGCGGGGAACGAGGCGACCTCGGACAGGAGCTGGTCGGTCCAGGCGGCGCGGACCACGTGCACCGTGCCGGCCTCGACCTGGGCGGCCAGGGGCCGGGCCCGGTCCTCCTTGCTGCCCGACTCGGTGCTGACCACGAAGGAGTACCCGTCCAGGAGCTGGGCGAGGTCGGCCCGCTGGGCGAGGCCGGCCTGGCCCGGGTCCTGGGGCAGGTCCTGAAGAGTTCCGCGGCCGTCGGACTCGGCGGTGCGGAGGATCAGGGAGCGCACCTCGCCCGGGGAGAGCCGGCCCCGGACGACGTCCGTCACGAAGTAGGCCGGCCGACCGTCGATGATCGACCGACGCATCTTCAGGCCGACCGTGTAGGCGGCGCGGCCGTCCTTGGAGGCCGCCAGGTCCCAGCCGCGGACGTCCTCGCCCGAGGGGACGTCCTGGATCAGAACCGGGCGGAAGGCGTCGCGCTTGAACATTCCGCCGCCGCGGGGGGCGGGTCTCTGCATGAATTGACTAGCGACGGCATATTCTCCGCCCCAGGAGCGCAGCACGACCTTGTCCTGCTCGACCTGCTCGCGCGAGAAGCGCTCCGGCCACAGCAGGTCTCCCGGGATGGTGCGGGGATCCTTGAATCCGAGGGCGGTGCGCGAGGGGTGCGGGTGGTCGGGCTCGTACTCCATCGGCAGGATCAGGCGATCGTAGCCGAGATCGTTGGAGAGGATGTGTCCCGCGACGTCGCGCTCGTGGAGCCTCTGCATGATTACGACGATCGCCGACTCGTACTCGTTGACGCGGGTCGGGATGACCTCGGTGAACCACTGCAGGGCCTCGGCGAGGGCCGCGTCGGACGAGACCTCCTTGGCGCTGAGGGGGTCGTCGATGATGACGCAGTCGGCGCGCTCGCCCGTGCCCGTGCCGCCCACGGAGGTCGCGAGCTTCCAGCCCGTCTCCTTGAGGGCGAAGCGCACCTTCGCCTTCTGGTCCGGGTCGAGGTGGACGCGGTCGCCCCAGAGCATCTGGTACTCGGGGGACGTGATGATCGCCATGCAGCGGCGGTTGTCGCGGATCGTCAGGTCCTCGGCGTACGCGGCGGAGAAGAAGCGGTGCGCCGGCCGGTTGCGCGGCCCCCAGATCCACGCGGGGAAGAAGACGTTGCAGAGGAGGCTCTTGGAACTGCCCGGGGGCACGCATATCAGCAATCGTCTGATGCGCCCGTCGGCGATCGCCTCGAGGTGAGCGGCCATCGCCTCGAGCGGCCAGCCGCGGATCATGCGGCGGCTGGGCTCGACGATCGGCCACAGGAGCTCCATGAAGTCGAGCAGGCGAGCCTCGGCCCGGGGCTTGGCGAGGACGAGTCTAGCCTCCCTGGGATTGGAGGCGGCCCAGCGGAGGATCTCGTCGCGGGGGAGCGACGTCATGCTGGGGTCACGGCGCCGGGAAGGTGGGGGGCGGGTTGGCCTTGCGGGCGCGCAGGTCGAGGAACCGCTCGAGCGCCTCGCGCTCCTCGGGGGACAGGTCCTCGAGGGCGTCGGGCCCGATGCTCTGCGTCTGCTCGACGACCTGGTGCGGGCGGAACCGCGGGTCCAGCGCCTCGAGCAGCTTGATGAGCAGGACGTCCGAGTAGTGCACCTTGACGGCCGGCTTGTTGTCGTCCGTCCGGGCGGGGCGGCCCTGGTAGAAGATCCCCTCGTCGACGCCCATGGTGGCCCGGTGGTGTGCGGCCGACATCAGGCCCTCGAGGTAGTCGAGCCGGGCCTCGGCCAGGAGGTCGGCGAAGTCGGGGTCGCGCCTGGCGAGCTCCCGGAGGTGCCTCGTCTCGCTGCCCACGGCAGCCGCGGCGATCCGCAGGTCGTTGTGGCGCGCCATCTCCTCGCAGATGACGGCGCGGGCCTCAGGGCCTAGGTCGCGAGGGAGGAGCGGCGCTCCGGCTCCAGGTAGGCCTGCCGCGAGCTCCTTGGCCTTGCGTCGGTACTTGGAGTCTTCCATCCACGGATCAGTCTATCGCGCGGGGCCTGGAGGGGGAACAGCGGGAAGACCTCCGCCACGACGAAGCGGGTCTCCTGGACGATGTACAGGACCACGAATCGTCCCGTCTCATTGGGGCAGCCCGCCGCGCGGGCCCGGGCGTCGGCCCGGGCGGTCTTCAGCTTCATCCGCTTGGGTCCACGCCAGCCGGTCCGGTTGTCGTGGGCCTGGTGGTACTTGCGCATGTTCATGGCCGAAGCCTATCCGGGTCTCAGGGTCCTTGTCGAACCGACTTTTTAGTAGGTGGGTGTCGCTATATGCCTTGTTGGGGTCATGAAGGCCGAAAACGCACATCTTCCCCCGCCCAGCGGGGGGGGCCTAAAAGTCTCCAGTAGAAAGAGGGGGGTGGGGGGGGTACTCCAGGAAGGCTATTACCTTATACTTTATATATATATATAAAAAGTAGTGAGGAGGGTGAACCCCTTGCCAGCAAACGACTTACGACTCACCGACCACCGCACCAACCCCATCACCGAACGGCCTTAGTGACCACGCCAGGCCCTGTTTTCCAGGATCTGGACCGACTGGGCCTGTCGAATCGACGGTCGTTAGGGGTCTGTTAGGGTATGGCCTCTGGGGCGGACAGCTAGTAAAACTAGTGTAATAACTCGGGAGGTTGGCACGGTACCAAAGAGCCGGAATGCGCCAAACCCGACTGGTTTTTTCAAGGCGCCAGCAATTTCTTCAACGGAACCCGAACGGAACCCTAACCTCCTAAGTCCTTTGATTGCAGACGTCTACAACGTCGTGAGGTTGTCTCCTAAACCACAAGATAGTGTGGTCTGGCTGATCTGGCACTCTACGCCTTGTGGTCGAAGGTGTGCCCAAGGGGACCGTTGGGAACGGGGTACCCCCCCAGGAAGGGCCCAAGAATGGGGGTAGCGTAGACTTCCGGGAGGGTCCAGGGGAAAGCACTCCCCTCGGGCGGAAGTGGGCCAGCCCACTACCCTGGTCGAGCCTGCCCCCTGGGCCAGCCCACTACCCTGGTCGAGCCTGCCCCCTGGGCCAGCCCACTACCCTGGTCGAGCCT